TCTCGACAACCTCCAACGGCTCGCCCTGCTCGGTTGCGTCGATCAAACGGCGGACGGCAAGCGCGGCCATGGCAAGCTCGGCCTCTGTGGTCACTGTGCCGCCTGCTGACTCCCGGCGGTTCACTGTAGCGCGTGTCACTCCCAGCACCTCGGCAAGTTGCCTTTGAGTCAGTCCAAGCTCCCGGCGGGCGGTTTTATACTCCTGTGAAGTCATGCCTCGAATCTTCGCCGTGAGTGAGCACAAAAAAGCCTTCACGCGTCGGATCGTGAAGGCTTTAACTTGTGAGCCTGGGCGCAATTTCAAAAAACGCCTCAGGCTCGTGCAGGCTTTTTAACGGTGTGCGCAGCCTGCTTTTATTTCCTATGAGAGAAAGGTTATTGGTTGCCTGAGTCGGAACTCACGCAGAAGCTTTCGGGATGTCGCACCGCGAAATCGACAAGCTGCGACACACACACCTCAATTAGGCCTTGGCGCTTCAATGTGTATGGGTCGACCACGATATCGAGGCCTGTCCAGAGAGCGTAAAGCGCATCTGAGAAGTTACCGAAGATCACCTTGTTAGAAGGAACTTGGTTGGAGGCGGCTGCTTGGTAGCCATTCACCTCGCTCCGATCCTGCCACAGATACATGCCGGTGCTCGCTGATTTCTCGGTCGATTTCCAAGCTCCGCGCACTGCCGGGGTGGTTAAATAGCCTAAGCTTCCCACATCTGCATTGTCTGCGGCCACTGAAGTTTCACACTCGACGACTTTCGCCCATGTAGGCGAGCCATCGAATGAGATGGAGTTGACGCCGGTAGTGTTCATAATACCTAAGGGTTCGCCCCCTGTGCCAGTCCCTGCGATTCCTGCCAAGTCGATTGCGGTCGCAAGCGAACGCATCAGGTCATCGCGGATGAAAAACTCGGCATCGATCGAACTCTGGGCAAGTAGCTGTTTCGAGAATGCTGTATTTGCTGCTACGCGCCTTGGAGTGAGGCTAATTTGTCCAAACGATTGATCCGAGGAGTTTACTTCTTCGGTCTCTCCGAGCCAGTAGGCAGTTGCTGATCCATTGTTTTTAGGAATCTGCACATCACCGCGTAAATCAGTTAGCCGCCGAACTCCGAGGCTTTCGAGCACTAGCCGGTTGCGAAGCTGCTCGATCATAGAACCACCGAACACCTGCGTCTCAACGGTGTAACCGCCCTTGCTGGCGACACCCGCGGAAAGTGCCCGGGAGCTGGTGTTTAGATCGGCCAGCGGCAAGAAGAAGCCTTTTGCAGCGCGTCCGGTGTCGCGGGCGATTTGATCCGACATTTCAGCTGCGATCCCGGTTGCGCGGCCTTCCTTAGCGAAGTCATTTAAGGCATCGCGGATGCTGTAATTAGAAATATCGCGCTGGCTCATTCCAAGGGGCTTCGAGGCCTCAAGGTTGCGGGTGGCGATCGGCGGCTGGTGGCTATGCGGGTTGTTTAAAATGTAGCTTTGCAGGACTGAGACAGGCTCGCCACTGTCCACTGCTCGGTTCACTTGATCCGCGCTGAGGTTGTATTTGCTCGCGAGGGAATGGATTGCGGAGACGCGCTCGCGCTCTGAATTTACTGTTGAATTACTCATGATCTTTAAATTATTGGGAATTAAAATGTCCGCGCTACAGAGTGTAGCGCGGTATGGTGTTCCAAGACGCTTTGCTTTCCTGAGCTTGCCTTCTTACTGGGACTGCCAGCGGTGGCCATGCTCTAAGGCATTACGTTGCGGGTCTACGCGCTTCAGATAGTTGCCGGGGACTACCGGCACAATGACGTATTGTTATCTGAAGGATTTCGACGATCTTCATGGAATAGCTAAATGGTGTATCCATATTTTGGATACGGTTCAATACTTATTTCGGAAATTTTTATGCGTCCGGGTTCGCGACTTTGAAAGTGCACTTGGCAACCTCCCCATTGCAGCGTTCGATTTCGTTTCGGATTTGGGCGCAGATGGCACGGCGGGCTTTGATCGGTAGCCAGTGCCATGCTTTGATAGCGTCTGCCAATCGTTTGAAAACATCGCAGAACAGGGCTTCGACTTCGAGGGCGTCAACAGACTCGGCTTTCATTCTGCGTAGCTTTTCCTCAAGGATTAAGGCTTGGGTGAGATGCGCCCTATCATGTGGACTCATCTGTTCCGGTGCCAAGTTCTCCGGGCTGCTCATAGCCTTCACGACGGCTGCTAATTCATAATGCTTTGAGTTTCCCGCCTTGGTATGTGGCACGCCAGAAAGTCGGCTTGTCACGGTTGGTCTTGAGACTCGCCAGGCATCGGCAACTTGCGAAGTAGTGAGGGTGATTTCTTTGTTGGTTTTCATTTTCTGCTGTTGGGTTGGTGCCGTATTTGGCTTGATTCGTGATGGGTTAATCCTTGGAGCTGATACACTTGTTGGAATTTCCTAAAAGGTTTCTGTTTGTCGAAAGGCCGTAAATCCACGCGGCATTATGCTGACAGAGGAACCATTTTTGTTTTCGCGCCTCTCTGCCCCTGCCCCTGTGCGCTGTTCTGCTGTGACTGTGCGACGCTGGCGGGCTTTGAATCGTCCGTGAGGCATAGGGTGCCATCTGCTACTGCGGACGCCCTGAGCGGGTGTGTATCGACATTCTGGATACGGTTCATAATGGGTAGACTACTTTATCGACTGCCAATATATTGCACCGATAAGTAAGAGCCTGTAATGCCTTGGGGTCTTCAGCGATCACGATGTCGACGCCATCGGCTAGAAATGAATCTGCCTCTGCCCTTAGCCATTCGCCCTCGGTCGATGCTCCTCGGCTGTTTGGCTCGGCGATTGAATTAGGCCGGAAGGATTTTGTAATATATGCGGTGCGGTTGGTTGGCTGCGAGTGTTTGCTCATGGTTGGTCTGGATTAGTGTAGTTGTTTTGTGAATACGTTTTGAAAGTGCGGTCGGGTGCGGCTGTGGTGTCCTTAGTGGGCTGCGAAAAGTAGGAAGTCGGTGGGCGCGGTGTGGCGGGTTGCCCAACTGAATCACAATTGCCCCCCGGGGGTGCCAAGCTGCCCAACTTGCCCAACTTGCCCAACTTATATTTTTAGCGGGTTCGCGGGCGGTGGCGGGTTTCTGTTGGGCAAGTTGGGCGGTATTCATAGGACGGGATTTAAGGCCTCAGGGTTGTTGTCGGTGAGTGTCCAGAGCTGTGCATTTTTGGCGCCTGCTTTGCTTGTCCAATATCTGAAATACCGATTGCGGTGGGTTTCGTCGTATCTGTGGAGTAGGTCTTTGATCTTCTTTTGACCTAACGGCGCGTTTTCGGTGGTTCTGATCGTGCTCGTGTTTTTCGCTCCGCCTTTAAGCTGCGCACGAATCCACTGCACCGCCTCGAAATCGCTTTCAAGTTGCTGCTGGTCGCGTAGTGCTTGCGCTCGCTTTGCCGCCTGCTCTTCGTCGATGATAGAGACTGAGTCAAACTTCTGCCTCCAGGACTGATCTTTGCCGGAATTGTAAGTGACTGATAACTTGCTCGGCACATTTCCCCGTAATTTGATATTCTGAAAGGTGACTTGTCTCTGCGGCTCATCTTTCGGCGTGTCGATACTTCCAACATAAGCGCAGTCAAAGTCGTTTACGATGTCACCTGTCCCCTCGTAAACGGGTTTGCCGTCGTCGCCTCGGTGTTTATTGATATGCCCTAAGGCCACAAAAGTCCCTCCGGATTGAACGAATCGGCGGACGATCTCTCCGAGCTTAGCTGTTTTGGTCTTGTCCATCATCGAAACGAGTTTCTTCAGCGTGTCCATGATGATGATTTGATCGACTGCGCAGCCTGACGTTGCAAAGGAGTCCAGTAGCTCCGGTATTTCGTCCGCTCTAATGCCGCCTTCCTGCATCCCGGGTACAACTAGATTGAAGCCATGCTCCTCGGCCAGTTCAGCTTTCTCGATAGATCCATTGTAGTCATCATCCGCTAAAATATAGTAGACATTTTTTCCGTCGATTCGGCGGGCGGCTATGCTGTCACAAGTCCACCTAAATGCTAGAAGTGTTTTTCCGCCATTGTACACCATATACAGAGCCGTTGCCTGACCGCGCAGCGCGATGGGTAGCACGTTGACTTGGCTCTGTGCGCTCCTCTTCATACTTTCGATTGTGGCCTTGCTGCTGATGATCGACTTTCTTAATTTGTCCATTATGGCGAGCGGCTTCTCAATTGGTGTTTGGGCTTGCGCATCCAGTGCGGTTAGGTCTATCTTATTCATTGTCTTAAGTTAATTTTGAACCCCTACGATTTCGCGGTCTGGGGGTTCATTTTTGGTTAGTGGTTTAGGCGATTAAAATTGGTTCCCCGGCGGTGAGAGCGTCGTTGAGGTCTCTGCCCTCGCTGTCACTACAAAGAGCGGTAACGGTTGCCCCCGCTTCGGTCAGCTGTCCATGCCAGCGGCGGGCGGCCTCTATGCCGGGCTGGTCATTATGGACGAATAGGAAAACAGTCTTGCCCTCAAATAGGCTTAAGGCGTCCTCCGGTATGCTTAGCCCTGCACCGATCATGCAGACAGTCTCCCAAGGCTCCTGAAGCTCGAAGGCGGCAAGCGTGGCGGCGGCTAGAAGGTCGGGTGTGCCTTCACAAAACAATACTGTATCCGATTCATGGATACGACTTGCGCCAATTGGCCATGCTGCTTCTGAGCCGGGCAAGGTCTTTGCTTTCGGCTTTCCGGGTAGGCCTTGCCATGGTAAGCCGTCGAGTCTGCGGGCTTGCGCATTGCGTCGGCTGTCGTCGGTAATGACCCAGCATCGCACTTCCTCGGCTCCATCTCGCATCGTGGCAAATCGAAGCTGGGCCCGGTCGAGTAAGATTTGAAGACCTCCGAAGTGCTGAAATCCGCGTTGTCTCCGAAGCTGGGTGAGCTCGCTAATGGTGCCCTTATCCATCGTCGGCAAAAGAAGCGGCTTGTGTGCCACTGCGGGCTTCGGGTTCGCTTGTGTGGCTCTTCGGGCTCGTGGCCAATCACGGCGGCTTGTGCGGGCGTTGCTTTGCTCCAATAGCCAGCGTGCGGCATTGGATAGGCTGATATTCAGCGCGGTCGCTACAAGGTCGATCACGTCTCCCCCGGTGCCATCTGCGTGATCGTGCCAGCGGGTGCCATTATCGAAGACTGAGAAGCTGGGTGAGCGGTCATCGCGGAAAGGTGAGCGGCAAGACTTCGACGGTTGCCCGGGCAGACCTAGGCGGTGCCAAGCGTCGGCAATCGTGAACGCGGCTTTTGCTTCTGCGAGTGCGCTCACTTGGCTTCCCCCAGTCCATGCTGTGTATATTTCAGCAAGGCGGCATCGGCTTCTGCCACCGGGACGCGGACGCAGCGCCTGCCAAGTTTGATCGAAGGTAGGATGTTGTCTGCAATCAGGATGCTGACATATCGTTCGCTGATTTCCCAGCGCTTGGCAAACGAAGCGCGAGTCATAGCGCGTGCTTCGGAATCTATTTGTGTTGCTTGTGTTTTATCCATGCATCCACAAAGACGCATGTTCCTTTGTAGATATACGGGATAAGCTAAAAATGATTTCCCGTATATCTATCGCCTGCCGGGCAAGTCCTTTAAAACCTCGATTCCAACTCTTTCACAAGCGGCCTTCGTCGTCTTACGATCTGGCAATTTCATGGCTTCGGAGTATTCACCGCTTGCCCGTAGCTTCGTTAAGCCGTCTTCGATTTCTTTCATTGTTCCGGATTTCAACCCGTCTCGGTTTAGGAGAGTTGTTAGCGCAAGATGCAGTTCATTTCTTGGCTCATGCTTCTCGTGCCATTTTACAAGCCGAGCGATAGCATGAAAAAAATCTGCATCGTGATTTTCTAAGGCACTGAGCATCGGCCTGAGGTAGGCCATAAGCATGGGGTTAGATGGTCGGTGTCCGTTGAGGTTGTCTTTTATATCAAACCTTCCCGCTGCCCTGTCGTGTATATCAGACATCGCTTGGCTAATAAAAGCGAGCTCGGGATGGTCTGCAAAGTCACCTGCTAAGGTATCGCCATAGACAAGGCGGTTTTCCCGCTCATCCGGTGATAAGCCGGCCAGTTCGCTCAGATACAAGTCTGATATTGCTCCGCGCGTGTTCCTTGGCTTGCCCTTGCTCATCCTACGGCCTCCATTTTCGCTTCGGTGGAGTCGGGGCGGACGCTCCAGAACTTGATTGCGTCGGGTTTCCTTACGACTGCGCGGTAATGGTCAAAGAGCATGTCTCTCGTTTCGTGTCCCATCGCGGCGCGTGTTCTGTTCACGTCTGCAAATGCCGCAAGATGGTAGGACGCGAAAGAATGCCGCAAAACGTCGTTGCGGTCGTGGATCTTGGCAACCTTGCGCACTGTCTTGTATCGCCTTGCCCAATTCGACCCTGTAATGCTCCCAGCGCGGTCTGACTCCTGCACTGTCTCCAGCCATGCGGTGAGGTTGTCTTCTACGTCGATCACGCGTGCGCTGCGTGTCTTGGCGTGCTTACCACGAATGCGGATTGTCCCTTCTTCGACGTTCACGTCTTGCCACTCTAGGCGCTCCATCTCGGCGGGGCGGACTCCCGCAAATGCCATGATAGCGAACGGCACTTTACACGCTGTGCAATCCACGCGGTAAGACTCGTGCAAGTCCTGATTGCTTCTGTGATCGGTGCAAGCGTTCAAGGTCGCTTTCATCTCCGCTACGCTGACAACTTCAATTTCCTTTATAGCGGTCTTGCGCTTGTCGATACGGTCAAAGGGGTTCGCGGCGCAATACCCGCGCCTCAAAGCCAAAGAGAAGGCGGGGCGGATGGTTCGGCGGGCAAGGTTGAAGTATGCAGGTGTCTTGAACTTCTGAGCTAGTAGGCGCTCAATTGCTACAGGCTCAAGATCTGAAACCAATTTGCTGCCAATAGTCGGCATTACGATTTCCCCCATGCGCTCCAGCTCTTTGAAGTAGGCGCTTGAATAGCCCTCCCGTAACTCGACGTGCTGGCTCCATAGCTCTGCAAAAGTCACGGATGCGCTTTGTTTTTTGCGAGCTTCGACCCATGCGGCTGCGCTGGCACTCAAGGTGATTCCGTAGGGCTGAAGGATCGCGGCGGCCTTGGCGGCGTCATCGGCCAATGAAGCGGGGATCCTTGTAGATTCACTGCCCCAATGCTTTGCCATTCCTTTGAGACGCTCGGCTTCCATGTCGGCGGCGCGTTTCGTTTCAAATGTCTTGCGCTGGCGTTTCCCGTTCGGGGATACGTCGGCAGGGATATTAAGCTGCCATTTTCCGGCGGCGTCTTTCTTTGGCGTGAGTGAAATATGTCTAGGCATAAAGATACTCTACTGCCCTTATTGCCCTTAAAACAAGCATTATCGTGCTTCCAAGTGCATTTACTTACAACGTAAGCCCTTAATAATCAACAAAAGCGCCCTTAAAACCATAAGACTACGAATCAGGAGGTTCGGGGTTCAAGTCCCTGCAGGTGTACCACGCTTTAAGCCGCTAATCTATCACGATTAGCGGCTTTTTTGTGCTAACAAAAGAAGTGAGTCAGGTAATCGGCTGCCCTTAAACTGCCCTTAAAGCTCCGCACTTGGTAGCCTGCTGCTCATCTGGGGATAGATTCAGCGTCTCGGCTTCCGGGTCTGGCATAAGGGGTAGCACTCTCGGCGGTGCCTCGGCTTCGCGTGGTGGCCGTAAGCGGTTGACCACGGCGCGAATGAAAGCACGCTAGGCAGTATGAAGATTCCAGCCCTACTCCTGCTCTTAGCTCTTACCTGCGCGGCATCGGCGGCGCGTCTTAATCATGAACGATATTACCAAGATATAGCGGCGGCGAAATACGGCGGGCAGGCTGAGGTTACTATGCCAGACGGCACGCGCTGCGATATAGTCACGGACACTCACGCCATCGAGGTCGATTTTGCTGATAAGTGGGCGGAAGCCATAGGCCAGAGCCTTAACTATGCTTTCCAGACAAACAAGCGGGCGGGCATTCTCTTAATCCTTGAAAACCCGAAAGACGAGCGGCACTTGATCCGGGTGCAGAGTATAATCAATCACTTTGACCTGCCGATTGATCTGATGGCTATTCGCGCATGGGAATGAACGACGGCGGCGTGCATCGGCTGCGCGTCATGTTGTTCGGCGGTGCCGTGGTGGGTGCCGTCGCCTTAGGTGCCGTCAAGGGCGGTGCCGTGGGTGCCGTGGGTGCCGTGGGTGCCTTGGGCAGTCTGGTGGACGGTGCCGTGGACAGTCTGGTGGACGGTGCCGTGGACGGTGCCGTGGACAGTCTGGTGGACGGTGCCGTGGACGGTGCCGTGGACAGTCTGGTGGACGGTGCCGTGGACAGTCTGGTGGACGGTGCCGTGGATCGTTGCTTGCCAGCGGTCGAGGGTGCCAGCGGCGTCGCGTCGTGGGTGCCGTGGGTGCCGTGGGCGGTGTGGTGGGCGGTGGGCATCGGCTAGAAGGTCGGCTGTGGTGTGTGTGTGGTCTTGCGGTCGGGTTTCGTTACCGCTTCCGCCGTGCGCAAGTGCAAGCGGCGTGTCGGCTCTGCTAGTCCTGGATCCGGTTGAACCATCCCGGCGGCAGTATCTCGACAACCTCCAACGGCTCGCCCTGCTCGGTTGCGTCGATCAAACGGCGGACGGCAAGCGCGGCCATGGCAAGCTCGGCCTCTGTGGTCACTGTGCCGCCTGCTGACTCCCGGCGGTTCACTGTGGCGCGTGTCACTCCCAGCACCTCGGCAAGTTGCCTTTGAGTCAGTCCAAGCTCCCGGCGGGCGGTCTTATACTCCTGTGAAGTCATGCCGCGAATCGTGCTGCATAATCCAAGCGCGGCAAGTGTAACAATTTGTTACACTTCATCGCGCCTACATTTTCGCCGTGAGTGAGCACAAAAAAGCCTTCACGCGTCGGATCGTGAAGGCTTTAACTTGTGAGCCGAGCGCCATACAAAAAACGCTCAGACTCGGTGCAGGCTTGTAACGGAAGTTCGCAGCCTGCGTTTATTCCTATGGAGAAAGGCTATTGTGCACCTGAATCTGTACTTACGCAGAATGATTCGGCGTTGCGAACTCCGAAATCGACAAGCTGCGACACACACACTTCGATTAGCCCGGCCTTCTTCAAAGTGTAAGGATCGACAACTACGTCCATCCCTTGCCAGATTGCGTAAAAGGCGGAAGCCCAGTTACCGAACAGCACTTTGTTGTTTGGGACTTGATTTGACACGGCAGCGGCATAGCCATTTACGGTCTGGTTTTCGCCCCAGATGTAATGCCCTGACCCAGTGCTCTTCTCGGTAGACTTGAATTTCCCGCGGACGGCTGCACTCGTCAAATACGCGAGGCTTCCTGAGTCCGCGTTATCGGCAGAGACCTGTGTCTCGAAACTGACGACCTTTGCCCAGTCCGGTGCTCCGCCGAAGGTCACGGAGCCTACGCCACCCGTGTTCATGATCCCCTTTGGTTCGGCTCCCACTCCGCTGCCTGAGATGCCAGCGGCGTCGATGGCGGTTGCGATTGCGGTCATTAAATCCGTTCTAACAAAAAACTCGGCATCGATCGAACTTTGCGCAAGTAGCTGCTTGCTGTAAGCAGTGTTCGAGACCACGCGCTTTGGGGTCAGGTTGAGCTGCCCAAAGGTCTGTTCACTGCCCAGAACCGTCTCGCCCTCCGGCAGCCAGTAAGCGCTAGCTCCAGCATTTTGTTTTGGGATCGAGATATCGCCCTTGATGTCTGTAAGCCTGCGCACACCGAGGGCCTCCAGCACGAGCCTATTTCGAAGTTGTTCAATCATACTCGAGCCCAGCACATCGGTCTGTACGGTATAGCCACCTGCTGAGGCATTGCCTGCGAGCATTGCGCGGTTGAGGGAGCGGGTGGTGCCTGAGAGGTCGGCCAATGGTACGTAGAAACCTGTTGCTTTTTTGCCAGTCTGGCGAGCCACTTCGTCGCTAAGCTCGCGGGCTTGCCCAGTTACCCGTCCGTCAGATGCAAACTCGCTGATCGCGGCTGTGATGGAGTAGCTGAGGGCTTCGCGCTGGCTCAGGCCTAGCGGCTGGCTGGCGTCGAGGTTGCGGGTCGCGACTGGCGGCTGGTGCCCGTGAGGATTGTTTAAAATGTAGCTTTGCAGTACTGAGACAGGCTCGCCGCTTTCGACAGCGCGGTTCACTTGATCGGCTGAGAGGTTGTATTTGCTAGCTAAGCTATGAATGGAGGAGACGCGTTCGCGCTCCATGGTGATTAAATTACTCATTTTTTAAGAAAAATATAAGAGTTAAAGTGTCCGGCTACAGAGTGCAGCGCGGCGGTGTATCCAATCGCTTATGCCGCTCCATAGTCTGCCTGCTGGATTCCCTCCAGCCCTTCCGGTGGCTTTGCTACGGTTCGGTGTGTCGCGTAATCGCGCAGTTACAGAATGCGCCGGGGACTGCCCGACAGAAATACTTCCCTCACTCTGTAAACTCTCGACGTTCATTAGATGGGGTTCTTTGTATTCATTTTATGGATACAGGCAAGCCATTTCAGAAGTTTATTTTATTAGGTTTTAGGATTAGCGACTTTGAACGTGCACTTGGCAACCTCCCCATTGCACCGCTCGATCTCGCTGCGGATTTGGTCGCAGATTGAGCGCCGGGCTTTAATCGGCAACCAGTGCCATGCTTTGATCGCATCGGCTAGGCGTTTGAAAACATCGCAGAATAGGGCTTCGACCTCGAGGGCGTCAACAGACTCGGCTTTCATTCTGCGTAGCTTTTCCTCAAGGATTAAGGCTTGGGTGAGATGCGCCCTATCATGTGGACTCATCTGTTCTGGTGCCAAGTTTTCCGGGTCGCTCATTGCCTTCACGACGGCTCCTAGTTCGTAATGCTTTGAGTTGCCGATTTTGACGTGCGGGACGCGCTCTAGTCTCCGCGTTACTGTCGGTCTTGAGACTCGCCAGGCATCTGCGATTTGCGAAGTGGTTAGGTTGGGTTCGGTTCTAGTTTTCATTTTCTGCTGTTGGGTTGGTGTTGGTCTTGGAGGTGCCGTATTTGGCTTGATTCGTAATGTGGATCATTCTTGAGCTAATACACTTCTCAGAATTTCCTAAAAGTTTAATTCTTATCGAAAGGCCGTAAATCCACGCGGTTTTTAAGCGTTTAGAGGAACCATTTTCTTTTTGCGGCTCTCTGCCCCTGCCCCTGTGCCCGTCCCGCTGCGCACAGTTGGCTCTGGTGGCCTCCTGTCGGCTTACTTGACAACATACCCTTATAGCGGGGTTGGAGGGCTTCTAGGCCGTTACAGCGTAGTGTATTCATTATCTGGATACACTCCCAATCTGCGGCGGCCATATCACCCGGTCACCGTTTACCAGTTGGTTTCTGTAGCTTAGCGCTCCAAGCTTACCCCATGAAGCGACTACGACGTCGGCTCCAGTGCTCCGGAGCTGATCGCATCGACAGACGAGCCAAGCGGCGTTCGTCGCGACGCAGTGATGGTTGTGGCCTGCTGCTTCATTCAACATCAAATTGCGGGTGAGGTAGCTTGCCCGGCTGTCTAGTTTGCGTGGTGAGGTCATGATTTTGTATTCGGTTTTTGGATACGTTTTGAAAGTGCGGTCGGGTGCGGCTGTGGTGTCCTTAGTGAGCTGCGAAAAGTAGGAAGTCGGTGGGCGCGGTGTGGTGGTTAAAATTGGGTAGGCAAAGGGCAAGCCCGTCTATACGGGCTTTGCCCTGTTGCCCTATGCTAAGGGCAATGTCCGTTTTGCCCCTGTTTTGCCCTGTTGCCCTATTAGCTGGGAATAGGCTTAAACAGTGGAAAGGATCGTATTTCATAGCTTTGCCCTCTCTTCCAGTAATGAGACGCTATTAGCACTTTGCCCTCCTGCTTTCAATATGCCGTGTTTTAACATCGCTGTTCTGCGGTTTTTTGCGGTCGAGTTAGACACATCTGCAATGTCCATAATTTGCTTTATTAGGTCGCCGTACTTCCATCCCAACGCGCCTGTTTTTTCCTGCACGGAGTATAAAAGCTCTGTCACGTCAAACTTTTCTTCGGCCTCTTTGGCGTCCCTTGGCGTTCCTTGAATCGAGACGACCATCATCTTGTCTTGGCAAAATTGGATCCGCTGGCCTTCGTTCTTTAGTATCGGCTTGCCCCGCGTAACCTCGGCATAGATGGTGCCGACTCCATCTTTGTCTTTTTCAATGCAAATGACGCTCTTTGCTTTGCGCTCCATCTCTTTCCCGAGATGCCCCCGCGCTCCTCCGATTGCTTCACGGTCGCTATGGTTCAAATGGATTACTCCAAAAAGCGGCGCGTTTGCTTCACTGGCTGCAATGGTCAGAAAGTTGACGACCCATGTTGCGCGGTCGTCGTCGTTGATACTGCCCCCGAGATCGGAGACCCCATCAACAGCAATTCCGGCAATCCCGCGTTCTTTGTTTTCATTGATCGCTTTCTTAATTTCGATGATTCGATCAGGTGCTGCATATTCGCGCAGTCCGATAAATTTGATATTATCCGGTAAGTTTGCGACTCCCAGACGGCGGCGCATCGCCTTAGCTTGCACAAGAATCTCCTTTTCCGATTGCTCGGTGTCGAATATCAGGAAAACGCCCTCGCCGCGAATTTTGAAGCCTAGACAATCGGCATCTTTACTGCCGACGGTAGAACAAGCGATTGCTGCAATGATGGACGTCTTGAACGACTTAAGACGCGCAGAAATGACAATCAAATCGCCGTCCTCTGCAAAGGGTATTCCCATCAAAAACGCGCGAAAATCATCCTCGGTTGGCTCCACTGTTAAATCGACGTATGGGGTCGCGGATCGGCTTTCTGGTATCCTATCCCAAGTTGTCCGCTTTGGATTGGTAGCGATCCCTAGTTGCTCCCAGCGCTCTTTCACTAATAAAACGCCGTTGAGGTAATCGCTGATATTTCCATCTTTAGCGACTTCGGTTAAACGGAGAATTTCATTCTGAGCCTCACGAATGGCGACGGACTCACGCATCAGGTTTATACGCTTGCCGACGTGCGAGCCGGTATCCTCTAAGGATGCCACTTGTTGGATTTCATCCAGCTTGGTTTTCTGCCACTCGTCCAGCTTCCCGGTGTTGTTCAGCTTTATGAATATCTCGAAATAGTCGGCGTCGGGTTCCTCTTTTATTACGGTCTCGGCGTGTTGCCAGAATAGCCTATAGGCGGGTTCAGTGAACATCTGGTAGGTAAGCCCCGCCTGTATCGCGTCGCCTATCCTGTCGAACTGTGCGCAGGCCTCTAAGGTGCGCTTCTCCATGTTCTCAACAGTTGGATCGATGCTGCGATCAAGTGCGGGCGGTGTCTGTGAGTTATCCACGACGGCACCTACTTTCTCGCCCTGAGCGGCGCTTATACCACGAATTAGCCGCAAGATAAAAAGCACGCGTGCCCCTGCTTTCGGCCTGCGCTACGTAGCTAGCTATGCGCCGCCGTCCAGAGCGACTAACTCCGGTGCCCGAACGTCCGCTGATGAGTAGCTGCTTCAAACCGCACCGCCTTTTCCGTGCTGGATATACCCCAGCAATGCTGCATCGGCTTCTGCCACCGGGACGCGGACGCAGCGCCTGCCAAGTTTGATCGAAGGTAGGATGTTGTCTGCAATCAGTATGCTAACATACCGCTCCGACAGCTCCCAGCGTTTTGCGAAAGAGCCCCGCGTCATTGCGCGGCACTCGGTTTCTGTTTCTGTTGTGTGTGATGCTTGTTTAATCTTAGGCATGCGCCTATATTCCCACAAACTAAGCTTTTCCGTAATATGCGGAGTTTTTAGAAAATCCGCATACCCCCTTTCACCTACAATTTAGCTCTGTAGTATTTGAGTTCTGAGCCTTCGAGATTCTGCATATCTGCCGTCCTTAATTCGTTGAGCCTACGTCTTGCTGAAGCTTTATCAGATTCTTTGATTTGCCCGGTATCAACTAAGTATTCGACTAGCTCGTTGCCGCTCATCCCTTCACAGTTTTCACGCCTTAAGCATCGCTTAATCTTGTTCTGAATAAGTTTGCTGTCTTCATGTTGAAATTGAGCCATAACGGCAATAGTCGCCACTGGGTCGCGGGTCATCAAAGCGTGGATCTGATTAAACCCGGCATCGGGCAACAGCTCTAAGACGTCTGACAATGTCTCAAGGTGCTTGCCGTGGAATGCTCGGACTGCATCGCTCGCGTTTGGCATCTTAAAGTCATCTGGGGACAATGCGTAAGCCATCAATGTCGATAAGTGCGAATCAGTGTATTTTGCATCGGGGTGATGTTTGCCTAGCCATTTTCTAACTGCGGGGATTAAGTCCGCGTTAATAGAATTTGCGATTGCTGGAAGCGGTTCGTTTTGCTTGCTCATCCTACGGCCTCCATTTTCGCTTCGGTGGAGTCGGGGCGGATGCTCCAGAATTTGATTGCGTCTTGCTTCTTAACAATCGCGCGGTAGTGCTTAAGTATCATTTCTGACGTAGAGTGCCCCATTGCTTCTTGCAGCGCGTTGAGGTCGGCGCTGGCAGCTAGGTGGTAGCTTGCGAATGAATGGCGTAGCACGTCTTGCAAATGGGAGAATTTGGCAATGTGCCGAATCGCCTTAATCTTCTCTTTCCAGTTGGGCGGTGTGATCGAGCCCTTGCGCTGATCTTCCGGAACAAGCTCCAGCCATTCCCGTAAGTTGGCTTCCATGTGTATATTGCGCTTTGATCGCGTTTTAGCGACGCCTGCTCCGATTGTGACAACCTCATGGTCGAAGTGAATTGCATCCCATTGCAGGCGCTCCATCTCTTTTGGCCGGACTCCCGCGAAAACCATGATTGCCAATGCTGGCAGACAATCAGAGCAATCGAGCAGGTAAGACTTTTTCAGCTGTTCGCTTTTTCGGTGATCTTGGCACGCGTTAAATGCTGCTTTCACCTGTGCGAGCGTTAAAACGCAAATTTCGTTTTCCGGCAGTTTCGTGATTTCCATCTGATCAAAAGGATTCGTAGAGCAGTATCCTCGGCGAATTGCGAATGAGAGCGCCGGGCGAATTGTGCGCTTTGCATTGGCAAGTTGCCTTGGCGTCCGAAAGTGTGTTTCAAGCGACTTTTCCAGCTGCCGGGTGGATAAAGCGGAGACAGTGACCTTGCCAAGTTCGCGCACGATTGGCGCTCCGTAGTATTCAAGCGCTTTTGCGTAGCTATCAGATACGGTGCTGAATTTAAGAGCGGTATGTTCAGCCCATAACTCGGAGAGGGTGCATGAAGCATCCTGCGCGGCCTTCCACTCCAGCCAGTGCCTTGCTGTCGAGGTGAGGGTGATATTGTGCTCGGATAGTAAGCTGAGCGCCTTAGCGGCATCTTCAGCGGCGGCGGCTGAGATCTTCATGGACTCGGTTCCCCATCTTTTGGCCATACCCTTGATCCGGTCGATTTCCAATGTGGCGAGCTTCTTTGAATCAAACTTGAGTCGCTGCCTTTTTCCTGTGGTCGATATTGAGGCGGGGACGTTGACGCGGAAAATGTCACCCTCTGCTATGGGGACAAGTGAAGGACTCTTTTCGGCTCTTTTTTGGGCTTTTACATGATTAGTCATTTGCCCATAATGCCTATGAGTGCCTATTTTTCAAGCACTATCATGCATTTAAGTGCTTTTACTTACTTTGTAAGTCATTGAAAATCAACGAAAGCCCTTATTAGCTCATCAGATTTAGGTTCTGGTGCCGTAAGGCGTGAGGGTTCAAGTCCCTCTCCGAGTACTTGGCTTTGGCTAGCAATGGTTTACGTAATTCGCTTAGATCATTGCTGATTCCAATTTATTTTCCAGTGCCTATGAAATGCCTATTTTTAGCTCGATAGCATCCAACTTTGGGCGGTGCCTCGGCTTCGAGCGTCGTGGCCTTCAGCGGTTGACCAAGCCGCGAATGAAAGCACGCTAGGCAGTATGAAGATTCCAGCCCTACTCCTGCTCTTGGCTCTAACCTGCTCGGCCTCGGCGGCGTGGTGGACGGTGCCGTGGACGGTGCCGTGGTGGGTGCCGTCGCCTTAGGTGCCTTGGACGGTGCCGTGGACAGTCTGGTGGACGGTGCCGTGGACAGTCTGGTGGACGGTGCCGTGGACAGTCTGGTGGACGGTGCCGTGGACGGTCTGGTGGACGGG